CTATTTGAGAATTAGTCAAAAGTTTATTCGCGCTAATGGTTCCGTTGTTCAGAGCTTCGTCAATGACGGATTGTAAGCTTGAAAGAACTAGACTTTTACCTGCAGCATTTGCGGGTACACGACCCTGTACTAACAGCAATTGCATTAAGGCAGCACCCATTGCGTCTTTCAACCACATTTCATTTGCGTACACGTTCATCGCGATAGGTGCGCTTGTGCCACCCATTAAATTTCCACGCTGGAAGAATGATATAAACTGGCCTGCCGTCTGTGTTTGACCGTAATAGTTTACACGCAAGGCATCATAAAAATTAGCAGTTGCATCATCCACTACACTAGGAGTTTGTCCCGGAAATACTTGGAACATATAGTTCTGTACGCTATTAATAGCATCATAATTAGTGGCCGCTAGAATCTGCATAGGATCTTGTTCAACGTAATTATTTGGGCCAGGAGTATTTGATAATTCCACCCCTGTTCCTTGGTAGCCTATTAAAGCCGCATTATAATTTGTTGCATCGGTTTGACTAGCAACAGCAACTAGGTATATGAAAGTGACATTTTGTGTCGCATTCCATGCAGCAACCGCAGTCACTTCAAGTAATGTCGTTGTGTTCATGAATAAGAACGAACCGAAGTTATTAGAAGCTACGACCGAAGCCATTACCGCCTCTACTGGAGTTTGAGCATCCGCACCATCCGAAATAACGAGGGTCGTACCTTCAAACCAACCTAAGATATTTTGTGCGCCCGGGCCTGCAATTGGTGTACCACCAACGCCCGCTTGTACAGTAATAGTTGCGGGGCCGGTTGCACCACCAACTAATTGGAAGGAGCTACGAACCGCATCATATGTTACGGTTGCACTTGCCCACACTGGGTCGACGTCAGCTGCCTGTATAGCAGCTTGTAATAAGCTCGCAACACTGGGGGCAACCCCACCTAAAGAAGTCGCTGTAGAAAAATCAATACTAAAAGTATGCGGTGTTCCCGCGATTGTTAATCCAAAAGTCCCGGAAGTGATAGCGGTATAAACTGATAACGTTTGTACTTGCTTATTGCCGAAAATTTCTGGTGCTTGAGGAGCATTTACCCACCTAGCAAAATCTAAAGTTTGTGCCCGAGTACCATTTTTGCTAATCCAACTAAAATATTGTAAAGATCGATTGTATTCTTCGCCTGCGCCGAAATAAGTTAATACATCGGAAGCATTAGAAAATGTAAGAAAAGAATTGCTCGGAATTAAATGATTTGTATCAAAAATTCTTCCGATGAAGCTTCTTCGAGCTACGGTCGTCCCTGCACCGACACTCGATACGATATCGACATACCGCGTTAATGAAATTGCCATAATTTCTCTCCCTGAGATTTAAACCCTAAAAATATCGACCTCGATATCTGTGCATGAATTCCCATCCGAAACACGTTCCCGAAAATGTGTTAGTACAAAATCAAAATTGGGGGATGCTTCAAAATTATCCTTGTCGTCCACGAAATACCCATTGGATATGTCGGTAACTCTTAAAATCCCTATATCATTATTGTACAAGATTTCTCTTGTATTATCACTCTGCATTATTGCGGCTACTTCACTCGCTAAATCCGAGGCGGTGTACGCATTGGGGGTGAGCGGTGATTGCAAGGCTAATGTACTGATTTGGAAAGTAGTTTCGTATGGTTGGAATTCAGTGTGGATCATTGTGGAGGTCATTGCATCCCAAACGTCAGTACGTTGCAAAAATCCATATCTTCGGTCAGCTATTTTATAAAAATAGACTGCTGGCCCGGTTGGAATGCCTTGTTGTGTAGGTTGGTTGGCGGCAACAACAGTCACGCCAGCAAATCCGTCAGCGATTAAGCCCGCATTTATAAGGGGTAAGAATACTTGTATTAATTCATTATCCGTCATTTATTAAGTACTCGCCGTTAATGCACAACATAGAACGCCTTTCCACTTATCTTGTGCAAACCATTCCGTGTTAGATTCGCATTGGTACGTTTGCCCATTATAAGCAATCATATCATTAGAGAAATCTCTGTGTATATCCAGTAGGTCGTTTAGCGTATAAAACACAAAATAAGTCTTCTGCAAATCCAGCCCGTAAGCTTGATATAAGCCTTTAGGCAATGGCTGAAAGCTCCCCTTGATAACCACAGGGGTGGCATAGGTATTAACCCACTGGCCCACAGCGTTAATTACTCGGCTAACGTAAGCGGTATAGGTCACAAATTGAGGAACGATGACCGTAAGTGCTTGAGCTAAAAGGTTTGACCCCGGTACGCCACGTAATGCCATTATTCATCCTCCACCACATTAATTAAGGTTGCTATCATGCGGCCTGTATCATTAAGCGGCTTATAGAGATTACCCACTTTGCTCTTGTTCGTATATTTGGATAAACGGCGAGCAATAGTGGCTGGTTTAAGTGCAGGTGTATAAATTGCTTTAATAGTATGAAGAATATTTTTAACGGCCACTCCGCCAATATCATTCATCACTTTATAGGGGGTGGCTTTTCCTTCAAGAATATTCTTAGAACCTTCAAAAGCTACCCTCTGCCAAGTTTGCGCATATTTAACAATGGAAGGGCGCATGAAAGGACGAGGAGGAATATTTTTTGGGGTATAACCGAATTCTTGAATAGCCGCTACGTATGCAACAGGAGGGCCACTAGGGTAATGCTCCCCTTTAAACCACCCAACTTTTCCGACCTTATTTCTAAGTCCTTTCAAAGCAACTTCAAGTGCTTTTCGGTCGGCTCCTGGAACGCGTCTAACATGCACCGCAAGATCCTCCGTTAGCAGGTCGAGTAAAGCCCCCGCCAACCCTTCGAAAAGCTGAAAGTTCAGCAATGCCGCCGATGTAAAATCCACCGGCAGAACGTGCCTGCAAGAGTGTCCATAATTGCAATCCATAAGGCGTAGTCGCCAACCACCACTGCCATCCATTGTTCAAGGGAGGCACTTCTAAATTGACAGTTATCTTGTCAATCGTAGAACCTTTGATTAAAACAGAAGTTTGGCCTGCAGCTATTAGAATAAAGATAGACAATAGATGGGCCAGCATTAAGTCAATGGCTAACCTTCTGCATCTGCCGGATAACCGACCGCAGTCGATATCACTAATATAACACGTAGCTTGATCCCAATATCGTTGTAACATAGCGTCCGGATATACCAGTACGTTCGCAAATTCCGGAAAACTTAAACGGAATTCCGCTACATCGAACAGGATGGTATTGGACATGTATTACCTCCCAAGAACTACGGGCTTCGGCACAGTAGACCCCTTTCCTTCATAAAATGCTGGAGTAATGGGTGCAGACTTATCTTTAGGTTGCATATCTTTAATAACTCTATCAATGGCAAATTCTTTCTTTTCGAAAGCAATAAAACCGTTTTTAATATGACGTTGAAAAGTTGCATTCCCTTTGAGAATATTAAAATCATCATCACTTAATTTAGTCATCACACCGCGTGGAGTCATGAGGTTCTTATTAGCGATATTGGCTTTACCATTGATTAAAAATTCATGGATTGGCACAGAAAGGTCTTTACGTAAATCCTCTGGCTTCTCACTATAAATACAGTATTTTACATCATTTGATATAGTCGAATAAATGTAATAAGGCATCATCTCACTCCGTTTTATATAATAGCGCCGCAGAATACGGCGCTTTCAATCCTTTTTAGATACCGTAATATCGAACCACGGCCCAAGGTCTTTTCAGCATTACGCCCGCTGTCGCGTTCGCATAGTCTTCGATATAACCCTTAGCTTTTTGTTCAACACCTAGCACCATAAATTTACTTTGAACATTCTGCCCGTAGACACGACCGTTATCGGTAGATTTATCTTGGATAGCATCAGCGTACATGTAGAACACGTTGTCGCCAGCATTCGCAGCATTTAATTCTGGTGCGGAGACTACGCGTACGCGAGGATAAGCTTTCGTTAACCAATCCCTAACCGAAATACCGAAGTCGGAGGTGGTGCTCAACCAATCGACAGAACCAGTAGCCACACCCAGTGTGATATTGATGGATTCTGGATCGATAACATCTAAGGAATTTTGACGTAATGCTTGAATACCCGTGCGGATATCTTTGCATATTTCGAGGAATGTCTTTGTAGACCATTCTGGGAAACCAGATACACCGTTAGCAACTAAAACATACGCCGGCGTAGATGGGTCGTTGAGAATGCCATACGTTTTATTGGCTCCGTTATTGTATCCGTAGAACCCAATTCGATTCCTCTCAATTTCTAACTGTAAAGCGCATGATTCGCGTTTTTCAGCAGCGGAATCTACTCGCATTCTAGCACTACGCATTTCTTCTAAACGGTCAACGATCATACCTTGCTCGAAACGAACCACATTTCTATACTCGAAATTGGTATTCCAATTCGCATAAGGAACATTAGTTGTATCGCCATATGGGAGTGCGTTACCAGTTGGCTCCATTACGCCTTGCACGATTTGTTCATCTTCCCAAGAACCAGCGACATCCATGCCGATTAACTTGTCGATGTTACGCGCTGCTGTAATTATGCGCACAAATCCTGGCAGCCAAAACTGCAGAAATTGTACAGGAGTTGTAATAGATGCGGTTGTAACCAAAGGTTGCAGCGCGTCCATACCTTGCGCCATGATGGTTTTCATCATAGGCATGATTTGGTCGCCATCAATACCGAGGTTAATACCTAAATCGCTTAAATCCTTTTCTAATTTTCTCAAATTAGATTGGTATTCAGCAGTATCAAAATTTTCAACCGCGCTGAAAGTTCGAGCGGGTCTCCATGACTTAATTTGCGATGCTTTCATAGTCGCCTACTCCTTGGCTTATGGGACAATAACATTTGGGTTAACAGTGATCACAGCTAATCCGGCAGCGGTAACCGTGTAGTAATCAACATATGCGTTAGCAGATGCTGTACCGACAGGTAGTGCGGTTCCTGGAGGAACTGTTTGCAAAGCACCTGTCGTCGTATCGTATAACACGACATCACCAATCGCAGCGGCGGCAGGCAATGTGACCACAATGGTTCCCATTGACAAGATGTCCGCTTGCACTTCATTTGCAAGGGTCATTGTTGGCGATAATGCGGTTCCAGCTAAACCATAAAGAGCATAATCTTTAGGCATAATCAAGAAACCTGCGAATGCGCCTGTACCACCAGCACGAGCGATACCTTCGGAAACGATGGTGTAAGCTGTAGCGCCAATAATATTCTGGCTAGCTAAAACGGATTGTAAAATATAGGATTGTGAGCGAATGGGAGTATTTGACCAAATTTCTCCGGGTACGCTTAATCCAGTGCTAAAAAAGACGGTTGATTGAAAAGGCATGATTAATTCCCTCCTTGGGCATTCTTGAGAAACTTATCTATGCTGCTTAATTCAACAACGGCGTCCATTGCGTGGGCGGGTGCGCCAGTTTTTGCTGCGGCTAGATATCCTTGTAACATCGAAACTTCATGTCCTTTCGGGCAATTTAGTTTCAAACCTTTCACCCCATATTCAGCAACCTCTTGCAGCGTTTTTTCCGCATGGTCAAAAGTGCCTACATGTAATGATAGTTTCTTAGCTAAATCATCACGGTTGGATATTTCCTTCAAAAATTCTTTTTTAAGTTGGGCGTCCATGCCGTAATAATCCTTTTTGTCTTTGGGTTTCTTTGCTTCCCCTTTCTCTTTCTCTGCTTCGCCATCTTTGACATTTTTGTCATCCTTGGCTTTTTTATCGTCCTTGACTTCGATTTCTTCCTCATCATCCATGTCATCGTCATCATCGTCCATGTCATCGTCATCATCCGTGACTTTGGCTTTCTTGACGAAATCATCTGGCTCTACGTCATGAACTGGGGCACCTCCGGATAATTTAGCTACTTCTGCTTTTAGCTCCATTATCATTTTATGGCACGCTTCCAGACTCACTTCTTCGTTATCCATCTCTTTCACTTCTTCCTTTTCCATTTTTTGAAACTCCTTTGCATCTAACGCGATTTTAAAATGATCTAAGACGGCAACGTCCGGCCCGGCTCTTCCTTGATCAACTAGGGCAAGATGATTGCCGCGAATCTTGCGCTGAATGGCATCATATCTCTCACCATTGTACACCCCAGGTGTCATTTCGTACAAGCACCGATATCCAATACTTAACTCTTTTTTACCACTCTCGATTAATTTGGCTAACTTATCGGAAAAAACTTTAATATTGGCTTTCAGATATTCGCCATCGAAGAAAACTTCTTCTCCGACAACGCCTTGTACTCCTTTCGTTTCTGCAGGCGTCAAACCTTCTGAGGGAGACCCTAACATAACATGTTCATCAATCCACGGAACCAATTTAAAAGATGCAAGGGTTTCCGGATCTTGCAATTCTTCTGCAGGACGATAAACGTGGTAGATTGTGTCCGGTTCTAACGATGCATCGATTTGACGACCGTGATAAGGGAAAACCCCAACTTTAGTAAGAGGATTTTCTTTAACTTCAAACCATCCATTAAAATCTTCAATACGATTCGATTGGATATCTTCTGGAATAGAACCGTTCAAGTTATTTACAGGTACTCCGAAAGCCGAATCTTTTTCTCCGGATTTATGGTAAGCGATTGCGACCGCCTGCTTCTGTGGGTAACCACTTCGAACTAGTTCAGCGATGTTTTCGCTTAGAACTTTTTTTGAACTTCCATGTTTTAGAGGCATTATGCTGTCTCTCCATTTTCGAACTCTATAACCGGCCCCATGCGGCATCTGCAATTAATTGCTTGCCCCGGGAACTGTCCACTGATGAAACCTTCTTCACCTTTAAGCGGCAAATCATCAAAACTAAAAATCTGCCCGTCTAAATCCATATGTGACTGTCGTGGTTCTTGGCTACCGCCACTGTGTATCCATTCGAATTTCTTAACGCCTATCGATTGCATCCGCTGCTTATTAATAGTGTTGTACGCTTTTCGAGTTTGGTCAAGTGCCATTAAACTGACTCTACGGTCGGATATACCACTGTACTTTTTTAACATCGGCTCAATATTCACATTCTCGCCTGATGCAATCGACCGCATTATCATACCCGAAACCTCATCATAGTATTTATCAGGTATTGATTTTATTAGTTTTACGTTTTCCTCAATAATAGCTTTTGCTACGTCTTCCATCCCGGCAGGTATCACACCAGTCTTTAAGGTTAAACCGCCCGATAATTTCTTAAGTGAGGTCTTGAGGCTTGTTTCTGAGTATTTTAAAGTGCCTTTTAGCATATTTTCTGCAAAATCGGTCGCTTTTTTCGAAAAAAGCTGCGTAAACCGTTTTGTTAACTCATTCAAAAGTTTTTTAGCTTTTGAGGTAATGCTAGCATCCATCGTAGCCTTTTCTTGCATTTCAAAGTATGTTTCAGAATGTTTAGTACTGAATAACCCCAGTATACGCTTTTCGGTCTCTTTTGTCATTTCTCTGACCAATTGACGCAAAGCGCGTTGATACTTCAATTGCAGGCTAGCGTTATAATTGAGTGGCGTGCCTTTAATGGCCACGCTTCTCTTGCCGACCCATTTAGCTTTTTTAGGTGCTAGTTTTATCTTTCTATGCGTCTTCAAGCTCACCGCCTTCGCTTTCTACATCGCTAACCTCTTCTGGCATTTCTTCATCAATAAGACCATTATAGCCCGAAGTTGGATCAGAAATGATGCGCTTACGTTCATCCATACCGTCAATCGCGCCAGCATCGACAAGGGCTTTACCCGTTTCAGCTTTCTTCTTGTTCACTTCGGCTTGCTGTTCTTCAGTCATTGCATCAAGCTTATTCCAATGAATGCAAGTTTCTAACGGTTCCTTTAAGCCGAACTTGGGCATAATATCCGACCGCATTACAATCGCATGGTGCCTTTCTACCAATGCAGTCATGCCGGTTTCTTGTAAAGATTCTAGAAATTCATGGTAATTCGATATCTCGTACTCACCTTTACTCTGAAAACCTTTGGGGCTTGTACCCATTAGTTTTGTGGAGGGGACGTAGGAAGCCGCCGAAACTAATTGGAATTGGGTCATAATCACACTGTCTAATTCGGCAAGGGATGTATCGAGGCGAACCATGTCATCGTTATTGTCAATGATTTTAACGCCGTAGTTATCCCGGTTGCGTACGTAGATGTCCATGTATCTTTCAAATTCACCTTGATTTGCTAAGGCTTGAGCGGCATCCGTTTTAATAACATCAGTACGTTTAGTCATTGCTAACATAGGAGCTTCATTTGCGGTACGTTCTGCCGCATACACACGTTCGTATATTTTCTGTGGAATTGGTATGCCGCCGTAAAGATATGAAGGTTTCAAAATATCGGCAACTTCTTCAGTACGGTAAATAATTAAATGAGTTCTGTGAATAAGTTTACCGGAAACTCTCCACCAGGTAGGTTCGTAGAAATGAATACTGCCAGGAGCGCCTGCAGCTTCATCATCTAATTGAGGTGTAATCCAATATGGATCTATTTGGGATATGCCTTTGTAACTTCCGGGGGTGATACCATCTAAATTAAATGGTTTGGCGTAGTAATCTTTGTCGCTCGAATCAACCACGAACATCGCGATTCGAATGCCAAATACGCGGCCCATTTGAATCAATTCGACTAAATTGTGATTAATATTATATGTGATATCCGATTTACGCATTGCATCTAGAATATCGGAATCTATTTCTTCGCCGTCATTTGAAGTTATTTCGTAACCTTTACGCATGGCATCCTGTGCGGGCATAAGACACGCTTTGCCAATCAACCAATGTTGAGCAAGCATCGCAGCGTTTTGGTAACCGATAAATCCTTGAGATACGTACCATGCCAGGACGTTTTGAGACATCATGGTGTTTTCAAAAGGTAATTTGAAAGCCATTTGCGCCGAACTATCCATTGCATACGAACCTGACCGCGTATGTTCTTTGAGTGGCGGGTGAATCGTGCGAGCAATATTTTCTTCTAAATTTACTAAGCGCAGAGCGTCTTCTGCGCGACTATTAAAAGAAGCAACGTAGTTTTTCTTTTCAACTTCGGGTTTGCTAGGTTTAGTCGGTTCTTTACTAAATAACTTTTTAATAAGTTGGAGCATGAAAAGTTCCTCCGCTTCGCTTTTTAGGCGCAAATGCAATCATCACACTGTCTGCTAAATTTGGTGATAAGCCACCATCCGGCACTTTATCGACAATAATTTTTCCTGAATTATCCTCGGAGAAAGTAGGCTGTGATAATTCTACCATTAATTTTCTTAGTTCCGGCAATGCGCTTGATAAACTTATGATTTCCGCAGGGTCAAAATCTGTTATCCCCTGCGTCACCGCTCGATGGGTTAATTCAAATCTTCTACGAAGCGCCCACCAACTTTGCGCCTTGTAGTTCTTGAAAAAATCCGAATTAGTTCGGCTCGTCCCTGAGCCCCGTGCTTGTCCTTTTCTTAAAAAAGGGTCGGCATCTGGGTCAACCACTTCACCAGACCCTCGAAAAGCTTCAAACAATATTTGATGATTTCGTTTAGAGTTAATGACGCGAGCGTCTCCTCTAACACCGGCACCCAAACCGTCTGCGTCATATAGCACAAAAGGATAATTGAGAATATCGCATAAAGTGAAAACTTTTTCAACACTGGCGTATATATCGTCACCTTTTCCCGACCACGATTCCAAATATTCCACCAATACCCCATATCGACCACAGTAAGCATTTTTGTCTTTCCCTTCATCTGCAACGTCAAACGCAGCGCTTCGTTTTCCTGACGGCGTAATATTAAGTTTAATGTGAGCATCAATGGCGGATTGAACCCATGCGCTCGGAATCAGTATCCCTTCCATAGATGCCGAGTAATCTAAATCAATCTCTTGTGCGATAACGACAGGGTTATCTATTTTCTCTTTTTCTTTTTCATACCATGCATCGTCTTTACGGGGATCATCGCGCCAATGAATGCTAAAGACTTTAGTTTTACCATTAAAGCGTTTCCTAGCAAATGGGTTATTAGTTCCGTGCGGTGTGGATATATCGATACGACAATTCGTAGTATTAGATAAAGATGCTTCGACTAATTCTGGTCTAGATAAAAATGCCGATTCATCGACAAAATAAATAGACTTTCTATCGCCCCGTCCTATCCCATCTCCCGCCTCACCTGCAATAAGAGAATCTGTATCAGGGAACATAATGCGCATATGAAACGCGTGTTTTCTTACGTCCCAATCGCCTCGAAATTCTACGGGTAACGTCATTAAAAACCGGCGTGCTTTCTCTAAAATAGATTTAGGGTCGCCACGTTTATCAACGTACTCTTCCTTGCGGCTACCGAAACCGATCGCCATACCTTCATGAAATAAACACATAGTGCATGCAAAAGCCACTGATAACCAGCTAAGACCCATGTCTCGTGATTTATCGCTTAGACCACCATCTCCTGCACGCCATCTTTCAATGGTCCAGTGAACCCATTCTTCTTGTCGAGGGAATAGAAAGAAGGGCAAGGTTGCGGGTAGCCCGCGTTCAATATTACGCGGGTCAGAAGTGCAACCCCAATCAATAATAAATTGAGCTGGATTTTCTCGATAGTACTCACGCATTCCCCACAGTAGAGTTTGGTCTTTGCGTAAACGAGTGAGGCATTCAAGTCTCCAATCGAAGACCTGAACGTAATCTGGCTTTTTAAAATCGAATGCAAATGGTAGTGGCACTAGTACTCCCTACATCGTAAGCTCGTAAGTACTAACGATAGCGTTAGTTCCAGTTCCTGTTGGATCCCTATCACATGTAAAATAAATATACGATGCGCTATAAATCAATGTTGGATCTGACATATTATGTTGGCCTCACAATAACCCACGAAAAAGTTGATGTATCCAATGCGCTTGAAGAAGTTACAGTAAAAGAAACTGCATTGACTATAGCAGATATCCTTAAAAACCCTTGAACTCCACCGGCAGCAGTGCAAGATAATAATATGACATCCCCTGTTGCAACTGCTGTAGTATTAACAGTTACTGATCCACCGACAAGAGTAGCCCCTATTCCTATCCTAGCATTTGGTCCACCTTTTACAGAAAAACCTTTTCCTGCTGTTGAAACACTCAATTCTCCCTTCTCTATATCAACATTTCCTGAAGTATTCCATGTCAGAGCATTAAAAATAGTAATTGGATTCCCCGCTATTCCGGATGGAGCATAACGTAAAAATCCCTTTGTAACTCCCAATTCAATAACGAAAGCAGGAGCGCTTCCATTGTATACATAATCTGTTGAGCTTCCGTTATAATCTGCATTAAATGTTAAAAAAGTTGCTCCTCCACTAAACACACCAATATTTCGTCCTCCACCACCTATTCTAATGTAATTTGAATCTTGATATGAGCCATCGGAACCTATATCAATAATAGTTTCTGTTCCTGAAGGGTCCGATCCTCCCGAAAAGGTAAGGTATTTTATGCCTAGGTTTGATGTCAATGCATTGTAAGTGTAATTTGTACTATTTAAAGGCTGCAAAGATTGAGATCCAGATGCAGAAATAAACAGGGGAAAACATGTTGTATCTGAGGCTTCGTTAATCGATTTTATAGTTTCAGGCACAATATTTGAATTACCGTCAAAAGATACTCCTCCTATCGTTCTGGCTGTCTGCAAAGCCGTGGCTGTCCCTGCATTTCCAAAGGTTGAAGAAGAAGTTGAAGCATTTCCATTGAGCGACCCTGTAATGGTATTTACGCTAAAATTTCCCGTACCATCTCTTGCTACGACCGTATCAGCCATGTTGGCTGATGTCGGATTAAGCTTCACATAAGATAAATCATTATTAATATATTCTAAACTATCCGTTTCTGTATTGAATGCTAGTGTCCCAGTATCTGAAACAATACCCGCCTTATCAGCATCGACGATATTTGGTGTCTTGATTGTTGGAGCAGCCATTTTATTCTCCTTTAGGTTACTTCATACATGAAATTGCATTCTAATATATAGTCTTGAACTAAGGTTCCTACTCGCGTAAATAGTTGAATTCTGCTTGTTCCTATTATTGCATCAACGGATTGTACCTGAGCATCTCCAAGTGTCGGCGTGGGAGTTCTTGCGCATGCACCAGAACCACAAGCTTGCTTTATAGCAGAAAAATTTCCACCATAAGTCTTTTCTATATTGATAATTACGCTATTAGCAGAAGAGGTAAAACTTATTTTTACGGTGCAATTGACTAGATTTCCTATTCTTTGCTCTTGAGATCCGATAAGAGCAATAGAACCGGTACCGCTTGATCCTTGAAGTGTTATGGTATCAATAGAGGTTGCTATCTCATTAACTTTGTTTAATGGCAATGTTCCAGTTATATTAGTAGTACCTAAGTTAACAGGATTAGCGGTAAGCGTATTCCCAACTAGAGAAAGATAATTCTCACCTGCCAACGTAATCATTCCTGAATCAAAACCGGATATGCTGTGCAAGTTAAAATTAAGGTTACTTACGATGGGATCATTTGCATTATCATTGTTTTCTATCCAAAGTTCTAAGGTATCACTTGTAACCAAATCAACTAAGGCCGTAACAGGACTAGGTTTATTATGATCAGTATCTACACCTATAAAATTTGACTGCTTAGATTTAGAAATCACCACACCATTTTTTGCAATATAAAATGATGTATTTTGAGCAGTACCACTATAATAAACTGTTGGATTTGCAACTACTTGAACATTTCTTAAGGTAGCGCCCGTATAAGTCAAAGTTCCATTTACATGCGTAAATTCATTTAACAACCCAGGGCTATAAGTAGCATTTACTTTTACGGGTGTATTGGCTGCTGTGATAGTGGTGGCCGTTGTATTTCCTTGAAAATACATTTCTGCGAAGGCAGGAGGAATTCCCGTAGCGCCTCCTATTGCAGCGTCTATGCCTGCAAGGTTTCCTACTATACTAGAAGCATCCCATTCACCAGGAGGGCCATCAATGGGGATATAATTGGTTGGAGTGAAATAGGTATTAGCTAGCATTGCATCACCAATAGAAGTAGGCGAGTAAGTAGCTCCGTTTAGAGGTATAGGCAATGCGGTTAATGTATCAGAAGAAAAATCAACCGATCCACCACCAGTTCCGTTATTTGTAACGGGAGCGCTGAAATAAGTGTTTCCTTTTGCTAGAGCAGTTAGAATACCAGCACCTGTTACTTGATAAGTAGTTGTTCCAATAACTTTAGAGTTTTCATGGAAAAGTGTGGTTGCACTTGTCGTAGATGACGTCATCAAGAAATTACCAATAGCTGTCATGCCGCTTACAGTTAAGTTATTAGCTACAGCCTCTGAGGTTCGTCTAATAGTAAGATTCCCACATGCTCCGTTTGTTATAATCGTAAAACAATTGGTTAAATCATAAGCCAAGTTACCAAGGAAACCAAAGTTACTTTGTATTTCTGTTATCGTGCCATTGACTGCATCACCGACAATAACAAGGGTGGTGTTTAATCCAATTCTATTGTCAGACAATTTGAAGTATGACGATGCTGATGGAGTAAATGAATTAAAATCAAGCGTTACAACTGCTGGCCATATCAATTCTGAAAATCCTTGAAAATATAGAAATCCACCACCTGACCAAGATGTGTCAAGTGTTACCGATCCGGTTACTTCCAATTGACTTTGATTACCGTCAATAACTACGTTTGGCTTAAGTACCAAATTGGTTTCTGTGTAAATCGCAGGTGCCATACTTATTTGAAAAAAGGATGTTGGTGATGGCGATATTTGAGACAGCGCGTAACTGAGCGTTTGGTACGGGAATAAGATACTCCCATCATTTTCT